GATATTGTATATTAGCTTACATGTGTTATATTTTGGTCTGTATGGTATTAGGTACTTTTGATCTCATATAAATAGGTCATGGCAAAAGGACTATACGGCAACACTCAAGATTATAGAAAATCAGCACCTAAGAAAACAACTATAGGTAGTAAGAAAAAAAGATATCACAAATCATCTTTAAATAAACAAAAAAGACGTAGATTAGGACTATAATCAAAGAATCACTAAAAATAGACACGCTCAGCGACACGCTAGCGGGCATTTTAACCCCTTTCCATAGTAAGATACCCCCCAAAAATACAGTAAAATCAACGTTTTTTAATGGTTGACAATACCCTCTATACCTGTTAGATTATAGGAGTAAGAGAGGTTATTATGAAAACAATAAAACAAGAAGAAATAGAAAGTCTAAAAAGAATAGAAGAGAGGATTGCTATTGCAAAGAAAAAACTCTTTTCTAAAGGAAAGACTTTATTTGAGATAATAAGTGAAAATTTGATTGACAAAGAACTAAAGGGAGGTTATAATGCAAATTAAATTAGGTGATATAATTACAGACGAAAAAGGTAGAACAGGTGAACTAAACAATATTGGTATCGCAATTAGAAAAGAAGATATCGCAGCTGAAGATGATAATTCTTTAAGTGCAAAAGAATATGATACTGATTTAGGATACACAGGTGCAGTAACATTTGGTGGTTCTAATTGGTGTTATTTCGATCAGATAAAAGAAGTATCAACAAAAGATGATTCAGATGTTGATATTGCAATTGAACAAGCAAATGAATGGTGGAAATAATATGAAAAACTTTTTAATAGGAGTTGTAATAACATTATTGATTATAACATCTACAGCTTCAATATTGGTTGTAAATAAATTAAATGATATTCAATCTTCTATAGAAGATTTAAAAGTTGCAACAGAATTATTAGAGGATAATTTAAATAAAAAAGTACATATTAAATCAGATAAGTTAGATACAGTACTAAATGATTTTATGATAAATGCTTTTAACGCAGCTAATCAAGAATTAATAAACAAAAACAAATAGTAGGCCTCTAGAGACAAGAACAATCAAAACCACGAAGACAATTTAAAAGTTTTAATAATTTTAATAAACCTTTTAAGAAAAAAGAGTTTAAAAAGTTTCCAAAAGATGAGGGATTAAAAGTAACAGTACGTGGTGATAAACCAGAAGACTTAATGAAGGCAATGAAAAGATTCAAAAGAATTGTAAAAGAATCTGGTATATTGCAAGAGTACAAAGATAAACAATACTTCCAAAAGCCATCAGAGAAAAAAAGACTAAGAAAAAAACAAGGTATTCAAAGGTGGAAAAGAGAAAGACAAAAAATATTCAATGAAAGAGGATATTAAAAAATCAACCAACATCATAAAAGGACCATGGACTCTTACAGAGACTATGAAGAAGAGAGCAGTTAATGCCTCTACAGATTGGGCAAAAAAAGAGAAAATGGCAGCAGACTTTGTGTTTGGCGAGGAACTAACAGAAGCGATATGTGTTAAGATGATACAATCGTTGAGTGATAATAAGGTTGATCTCGCAGATAAAGACTTTCAAAAATATCTTCCTTTTATCAATGAAACAATAAAAAGTTATATAATGAAAACTAAAGGATATACACATCCTTTACAAGATTTTATTAATGCAATTATGGTGAATACAACCCTTGACAATTCAACCACTTTAAATTATAATGTCTTAGATATAAAAATAATAAAAAGAATATTGAAAGACATTTATGGCAAAAAATAAAGAATATCACTTCTATAATGACTCTGGTTTTTCTGAAAAAGTTGAAGCATTAGGTTTCAAAAGAGCAGTAAAAACAATACAAAATAAACTAGATTTAAAAGAAAATAAATCTATTAATATAGAGTATATAAATAAAAGAGGAAATGAAATTAATCGTGCTGTCAAGTTACCGATAGGACGAAGTAAAAAATTAGGTAGGTGATATGATCATTCTTGACATGAATCAAATTAGTGTTGCTAGTTTGATGATGCAATTGAATATGGAAAAGTCGAATACTGTAGATGAAAATATGGTACGACATATGATTTTGAATTCTGTACGAATGTATAGAACTCAATTTGTAAAAGACTATGGTGAAATAGTTTTAGCATGGGATTCAAAACATTATTGGCGTAGAGATTATTTTCCTCACTACAAAAAGAATAGACGAAAAGCTAGAGATAAAGATGGCAAAGATTGGGAGTCTATTTTTAATTGTTTAAATAAAATTAAACAAGAACTAAAAGACTATTTTCCATATAAAAATATTGAAGTGCATGGTGCAGAAGCAGATGATGTAATTGCAACTTTAGTAAAAGAATATCCTAACGAACAAATCATGATTGTGTCTGGTGACAAGGATTTCATACAACTACAAAAATTTTCTAATGTAAAACAATATAGTCCAATACTAAAAAAACACGTAAATGGTGAAGACCCTAACGACTATATAAAAGTACATATACTAAAAGGTGACCCGTCTGATGGTGTTCCAAATGTATTGTCTAACGATGATGTATTTGTAGAAGGTCTAAGACAAAAACCTTTAACAAAGAAAAAAATTGAAGCGTGGAAAGATGGCGATTTTACAGGTAAGATTGTTAATGATAATATTATACGTAATTATGAACGTAATAAAAATCTCATTGACTTAGAATGTATACCAAGTGAACTCTATCAAAATATTAAAACCACTTTTCAAGAAGCCAAATGTGGCGACAAAAGCAAAATGTTAACTTACTTTATTCAAAATAGATTAAAAGAGTTAACAGAATCAATAGGAGACTTTTAATGTCAAGAGAACCAATAACAAATAATATGGGCCAGGTCGTAGATAATAGTTCAGCAACACTATTATTCTCTGAGGTTTTAGACAAGGTACATAAAGCAAAAACAAAATCTCAAAAGGTTAAAATACTTAGAGATCATAACAACGCATCTTTAAGAATGGTTATCAAATCATCTTTCGACCCTAAAATAAAATGGGCGATGCCTAGTGGTGATGTTCCTTTTATGCCAAACGATGCACCTGCTGGTACAGATCATACAAGACTAGCGATTGAAGCAAAGAAACTATATCACTTTATTGAAGGTGGAGATAACGATACGCCTAAAGTTAAAAAAGAGAATATGTTTATTCAGATGCTAGAGGGATTGCATGAGTCAGAAGCTAAACTTATTATCGCAGCTAAAGATAAAAAGTTACATCAAGTTTACAAAGGATTAAGTAAAGAAGTTGTTAAAGAAGCTTTTAATTGGAATGATGACTTTGTAAATCCACAATCATAATGAACAAAACAGATTATATTGAAACTTATGAAAATAAATTAGATAGTAAAACATGTAACTCTCTAATATCTTATTTTGAACAAAACGCATTATGGGATACTTCAACTTTTTCATCTAATACAAAAAATACTGGTAATGATAGTGTTAGTATGAAAGAGTATTGGGTTACACCAAAAGATCAATACTATGATGTGTTATCAAAAGCTTTTAAGAGTGGCGTAGATGAGTATGTAAAAAAACATACTCGTATAACACCAGTTGCATACACAGCTTTTAGATTAAATCATTATACAGAGGGTGGCTTTATGAGAAACCATGTAGATAACATTTACAAAAGTCATGGTCAACAATATGGATATCCTCACTTAACTTCTTTAATATTTTTAAACGACAACTATGAAGGTGGTGAATTTGTAATGTGTGATGAAACATACAAACCAAAAATCAAGCAGGGTTCAGCAATTGTATTCCCTAGCAATTTCATGTTTGATCATGAAGTAAAAAAAGTTACAAAAGGAAATCGATACAGCGTAATGACGTGGATTATGTAATGACATATTGTAAAGGTAGACTTCAACATCAAAGAATATTCCCTACACACATTTTTTCATGCGATAATTTTTATCCATATCACGATGAGTTACTATCAGTTATTAATAAACAATACGATAATGATAAAACTTATGTTTTAAAAATTGATGGTACAAAAGAAAAATTAAATAACTGGCAATCAAAACCAGACTTACACAAATCAGAAAATTTTAAACAGTTTGCAGAATACTTAATTGAAGCAAACAAAGAAGTAATTAGAGATAAATTACAATACGAGTTTGATGATATTCGTATTACTGACATGTGGGCAAATCATTTAAAACCAGGTGAGTATCATCCACCACATACACATAGCAATAACGTATGGTCTGGTGTATGGTATGCAGACGCAGAGCAAACTTCTGGTATATGTTTTGCAGACCCAAAAGTTCAAGCAAATGTAATTGTACCGTCAAGTAAATCTAGTGTAGATAACGCAACAGTATTACAATACACGGCAAAAACGAATCGAATCTATCTATTTCCTAGTTGGTTATATCATTGGGTACCTGCTTTACAAGGGAACAAAACTAGAACATCTGTATCTTGGAACATACAACTTATAGGAAACGTAGGAAAATCAACACATTTTCAGAGTGCTTTTTTTGAATAACACCCTTGACAACATACCCTATATGTGGTATTATTAAGAATAAACAATAGAGAGGTTAATATGTACAAAGTAGAAAAAACAGCAGATACACTATTCAGAGGTGTTGATAACATGATGAACGGTGCCAAAGAAGACTATATTAAGATGTCAACTGTTGGTGGTAAAGAGTTATCAGGTTATTCAAAAGAACAAGTTGATGGTTGGGATGACAAGATCAAAGTAAAAGCTGGACAAAAGTATATCAAGATTGTGAGAGACAATTCTGTATTTGCGTTTGTTAATATTCACGATAATGATAGATTTAAAAAAGGTGATATTTTTAAAGCTGCGGGTTATAACAAACCTGCTTTAAATGCAGCCAGAGGAAATGTATTAGAGGGAAACTACCATATTCAATGGACAGGTCCTTTATATTTAAAATAATAGAGAGGTTAATATGAAACATTTATATGCAATAATATTTTGTCTATCAGCAATGTTTGCGGTAGGAAGTATCGAAGATTGTGGTGGTGCTTGTATGGGTAATGAAAATTACTTACTTGCAGGTGCATCTTTCGTAGTTATGATTTTGAGTGGTATCATGACTATTAAAAATCAATATAACTAATTTAGAGTTTGACTCTTGCGACCTCTCAACCTCTCATCATCAACGCAAGAGTCAGAGTACCCATATATTATGAGAGATTTGATCGGGTACTCTTTGGGGTGGAGTCATATCCACCCCATTTTTAATTTATGAATAAAAAAGAATTATTAAAAAAGAAATTAAAAGATCACTACAAATATATTAAGTCACTTGGAGTTAACATAGATATAGACACAGGTGAAATATGGAACAATTTTGACGGATACCCAATGCCAGATTTAACTTGTAGATCAACTTATCCTACAAGTGATAAAATAGTTGGGCCAACAAAGAAAAAAGTATATCCACAATTAGATTTGCCAGAAGGCAAGTGTGTAACGATTGCTTACAACAAGGGTGGATATCAATTGGTAGATAAGGAAGATTTATGAAACTAGCCATAGTAGGATTTGGAACTGTTGGACAAGCAACACAAAGAACTTTGAAAAAAGGTTTTATGAATGACGTTGAATTTGTTATACATGACCCAGACAAAAATTTAATTGGAACATGGCAAGACGCAGATATTATTTTTATATGTACACCTACTGATAATGTAAAAGAGTATTTGGATTCAGTACCACAAGAAAAGCATCACGACATTATTATACGATCAACAATAGATTACAATATACTTGGCGATGAATTTATGTCAGCAGGTGTATGGCCAGAGTTTCTAACAGAAAGAACTTGGTTAGAAGATTCAAGGAATCCTATTTGTAATGTGTTTGGTGGAAGTATTAAACAACTTAAATTATTAAAAGATATTACAATCTTTGATAACTTTTATCATACTAAACCAAAGATTGCAGCTTTAATGAAAGTAGCAACCAACTCTTTTTACACAATGAAAGTTACGTTTGCAAATGTTTTAAAAGACATTGCAGGTGATGGTTATCATGAACTACAAAAAACTTTAGTACAAGACCCTAGAATGGCTGCAGATATACACTTTCAAGTGCCAGGGCCAGACGGACAATATGGTTATGGTGGAAAATGCTTTCCAAAAAATTTAGAAATTTTTAAAGAGTTTTCAAATGACGCTAACTTTGTCGCAACTATGATTGACATGTTAAACAAAAAATATAGATCAAAATAATGACTGCGACAATACCGACCACCCCATATTCCAATAATTATGACGAGACTGGTTCAAAAAGACTTATAAAATCAAAAGTTGAAAAAATAAATACTATTGACAATCAAGATAAAACCAGGTATATTAATAGAAAGAGGAATGAGACGATGAATATAATCACAGCAAAGAATGGCAATAGACTTCAACATTCTGTTGCTAGAGACGTTATAAAACATTGTATTCAAAAGTTGATGCCAAGAATGAGAACTCTTGATATTAATGTTGTCTTTAAAAAAATTCCTAAAAAAGAAAATACTGTTGGAACTTGTTTAATGCAAGAGAACAATAGAGATTTTGAAATAGAGATAGAAAAAAAATTAAGTTTTGACGAAATGGTTAAAACATTGTGCCATGAAATGGTGCATGTAAAACAATACGCCAGAAACGAAATGACAGACAATGCAATTAAAGGTGTCTATCGTTGGCGTAATAGATATATTAAAGAGAATACTAGCTATAGTAAGTTGCCGTGGGAAAGAGAAGCATATAGAAAACAAAGAACTCTTTCTAAGTCTTATTATAACTCTACACCGAATTAAGACTATTAGTTTTAATAGAAAGGTATATGATGAGAAAAGTGATAATTATGTTCTTCTTGACATTATTTTCATTTACAACAATAGCAAAAGCAAATGATAATACATCATCTGTTTCAGAGTTTGCTAACACAATCGCAAGTGTACCAGGTAAATTAGTTACATGGTTTGGTAATGAAGTTGAGAAAACAAAAGCGTACCAAAAGAAAGTTTGGTCAGAGAGTAAACTTTTTAAAACTAAAAAAGATTAGATTATGAGTTATATGCCACCGAGACCTAATAATACATTTTTGTTTATAACTGTCTTGGTGGTATTGGTTTATTGTCTAACTGCACTTGCAGACCCTTATGAACATTGTAATGTTGTTAAAAAAGTAAAGTATGAGGGAA